CCCCGCCCCCGGCAAACAGCCCCGTACAGCGCCATCTCGGCCACCCCGGCACCCATGGGCTACCAGCACCGCCCCACCCCGCTAAAATCTGCCCCCAACGGTGGCCATAGGGCTGCATCAATTATCTGCCCTGCTGTGTTTGCAGCCAATAATTGAATTATTCAAAAGGAAAGAGTTAAAACATTCACGCTTACCCCACTAAAAACCCCTTGCGAAACGTTATTAACCTTGCCTAATGTTTAGTAACCCAGCGCACGAAAGGCAGGCACACAATGACCATATCAAGGATTGACAAGGCAAAGGTTGAAGCAATCCTCAACCCGCATGTGCCGAAGCAGATGAAGCCTGATTACAATTTCAACGGCGGTCCGAAGCACAAGATCAAAACGCCCGCCGAGCTTCTTGAAAAGTTTGCAGGTTACGTCAACTACAACCGCGCCAATCCGATCATCAAAAAGAAAGAAAAGATGACCCGGTTCGGATTAGAGGTGACAACAGAACGTTGTAAGAAGCCGCTGACGCTCAAAGGGTTTCAGATATACGGCGATTTCAGCCAGACCGTGTGGGACGGCTTCTACTACCGCGACGAGTTTGACGAAGCGGTCGCCTACATCAAAGACTACATCTACGAAGACAAGTATGGCGGCGCGGCGGTCGGAACCTACAACGCCAGCGTAATCATGCGCGACCTAGGACTGTCGGACAACCTCAACGTGAATGGCAGTTCGCTACCACCGCCACCACCACAGACAGACCCGGTTGATGTGCCTAACCTCGTACACCCCGACGACCCTGACCCATACGCACCCGGCAGAATGCTGTTCAGCCAACGCCAGCTTGAGGCCGGGGTTCAATACCCGCACCCGCAAAAGACCATCAACGGGGAAGCGGGGTAGTGTTCTATTACTGCCCTTGGCAACCTGACCTAAGAATGACTGCGGAGCAGATTGAGGCACGTATTGCGCAGTGCGCCGCGATGGGTCTGCCGCCCAACACCCCCGCCGACGCTTACCAAACCGCGATCAACGCCCTACCGCCTGCCACGGTGGCCCAAGTGCAAGAAGCTGGGCGCATGGCGGCTGAACAATGGCGGTCAATGACGCAATGGCGCATGAAAGGCACCCACGATGAAGAGCCTATTCTGCCAGCCATGCAATCAGGGCTGTATGAATACTTCTTCCTCGTCGGCGGTCGGGCTGGCGGTAAGTCACACGAGGTAGCCGAAGCCATTGTTGAACTGTGCAGCAACGAAGCCAAGCGGGTCGTTTGCGGGCGAGAGTTCATGGCCAGCGTCAAGGACTCAAGCCGCAGCCTGTTGGTCAAGAAGATCAAGGACCACCACAGCGTCAACGACTGGACGATCAACGACACCGAACTGCGGCACAAGAACGGCACTCTAATCACGTTCCTGGGCATGGCGCGCAATCCTGACAGCGCCAAGAGCTTAGAAGGCTGCGAAATATTCTGGGGCGAGGAAGCCCAATCGTTCAGCGCCAAGTCGGTTGAAACGCTGTTGCCCACGATCCGAGAAAGCGGGTCAATGTTGCTGTTCACATTGAACCTTAGATTTACCGACGATCCTATCGGAAGAATGGCAGTTATCCCGGCCGAGCGCCCTGAGGCCAGCTTCTACAAAGTCGTGCAGTTCGAGGACAACCCATTCATCTTTACCAGCCGCCTGATGAACGATCTGCGGCGCAGCTTCCGAATTAGCAAACGGTTCAAGCACGTTTGGCGCGGCGACTTTGACCGCAACACTGAACTGCGGATAGTTGATTACCGCGTCGGACGGCCACCGATGCCTGACTCAATGCCAACGCCGCAGACGTTCTACGGCATTGATTTCGGAGGCACCGACCCCACCGCTTGCGTCAGGTTGCATCATTGGACAGCAAGTCAAGTAGGTCGCGACAGGGGCATCCTCTACATTGACCGCGAGTTCTGCTCGCCGTGCAGGTCAAACAGGGAAATCGTGCAGGGCGTTGAAGTAGCCTGCCCTGAATTGAAACAAGGGCGTTGGATACTCAAAGCTGACAGCGCCGACCCCAAGGCAATCGGCGAACTGAACGCCGCTGGCATTCCGACAGACGGCGCAAGCAAAGGCGACGGCAGCGTCCTAGGCGGCATTCGCACCATTGCTGACCACGAGGTCTGGGTCGCTGCTGATTGCACCAAGACTCAAGAGGCGGCTGAAAACTACCGCTGGAAGGCCGACCGGGCGGGTCGTCCGACCAACGTGCCGGAGCACACGTTCAGCCACATCTGGGATGCCGTTCGTTACGCAATCGTTGACGAGAATTTAGCTGACGGTGGCAGCGTTGATTACATAGTCGTTGAGGAGGTTGAATAATGTTCAAGCGTGTATTGATTTCTAAGATAAGCGGCGTTTCTTCTGAATTGCCTAGAAGCTGGGCGGTTCAACGTGGCGTGCCGCATCGTGCTGTCTGCTGCACGGCACAGATGCCCGCAGAAGGCCCGCCCCGCGTAGTTCTGCTGGGCCGCTACGAAATGCAAGACGTCAGCTTTCATGAGTTCGTTGAGTTGCTGGCAGAGCAGAACAACATACGCCCCACGGTGGCCGTAGTTGACCTATGCCCGTTCAGTCAAGGCGTTCTGCGCCAGTTGGGCATTAGAGGGGTCAAGCCAGAAGGCACACCGACCTGCGAACTGGTCTGCAATATGACCAAGAAGGAACTGCCAGACTGGCGTCCTCTTGCGTGGGCGGCTGGCGGTTTGGTGCTGGGGGCCACGAATGGCATTGAGTGGGTGAGCCCATGCAGCCAATCAGATGTTATAAGTTACTGTTTTTATTAACAAAATGCAAATGAATATTTGCCAACCCCACAACTAGCCCCTAATAATGGCTAATAACACAAGGAGCCGCCGCAAATGAGCGTTGTTCAAACCGTACTGCCCAAAGAAGCCAAGCAAGCCCTTGAACAGCTTGCCAGCAATGACCGCCGAAGCACTAGCCAGCTCGGAAGCATCTTTATCGCTAAGGGGATGCGCAGCGCCATTGGCGAACAGGCCGAACCGCAGGCAATGGTTGATAGTGGCCTCTGCCCCAACATTGAGGAAGCCGAAAAGCTTCTCAAGTTCTTAGAGGCGCACTGATGCAGACGCCTGCGCAAAAGATACACTCGCAGAGCTTCGCACGCGGCTCCTTGCCAAACGAAAGCAAGTTGACTGAACGCTTGGCTGAGCTGCGCAAGAGCGGGCTGACAGTTGCGGCGGTTAAAGTGCAACAAGAATTAGACGCCCTAAGATGGCGGAAGGAACAAGACAATGGCTAAGGTTTTGATGCGCAACGGCGTCTTGGTCGGAAACCCGCTTGCGGGCGCTGACCTGAACAAGCTGTCTGCAGAGGAAAAGCACCGCACTCTGGGCGTGCTCAAGAAAGCAGAAGCTGGCGGTCAACTGGCGCTGGCAGACCTGACAACGGTCATGCAAGCCCGCCGCGCCACGGGGGCCGCCGTTAAGAGCAACACAGACAGCATCGGCGACAGCCTGCGCAAGCTCAAGCAGGTGCTGAAATGATTATTTCCGGTCTTGCGAGCACCCCGCATCTTGACCACGTTCGTCACGTTGTGGACGCCAATGCGTTCACAGAGAGTATAGCTAGAAGGGGTGTGAGCGGCCCTTCTGGTGTACGCCTGCTGGCCTTTCACGACAGTGACAAGCCAGTAGGCAGAATCACAGAACTCAAGCCTACCAAGCGCGGGCTTGTTATTCGAGCCGAAATTGACGAGGACATCAGTTACGGCAAAGACCTAGCGGTCGCCACCAAGGCCGCTGGCGGGTTGAACTTCTCAGTGGGCTTCCGATTGCAGGACGCTGACTTTGACGTGGCCCCCGATGGGGAGGAATACCTGCACATTCTCAAAGCAGACTTGTTTGAGGTCAGCGTGGTTGTGTTCCCCATGAACGAAACCGCCAGCATGACTGAGGTCAAAGGAGACAGCTTTGACAGGCTGCTCGGCAGCGTTGCCCGCCTGAAAATAGCCCTAGAGGAGTTGAACAAATGAGCCTTACCGCAGAACAGGTGCATCACAAGTTGAGCCACCAAGGCGCAGAAGCGTATTCAAACATGAAGCGCGCCACTGGCATCAGCCCCATCAGGCTAGACCGCTGGCTGAACGACCCCAAGGAAGAGCAGCTCAGCGACGAAGAGTTTGACCTTCTGCGCGGTTGGGCAATGGGCGAGTTCGGATACATGAGCACAGGCGACGGCTACGTCCGCATCAAGCACCACCACGTTGACCCGCTCATTCTGCCGCCTGCGCACAAGCCCTACGACAAACGTCTTGCCGCCTA